TCATTCTTAAATGCAAATGTTTTTGTTGCTGCATATTGTGCATTATTTGCAGCCAGTAAATTATTCCATACAAATCGCAATTGACCTAACCAGCCAATCAAGGTTTCTTCCTGCTTGATGGTTGGATAGATACGATACTTATATGTGACCATAGTCATATGTATATTTATAATATATTTCGACTTAATTGTCAAGATTGTATATAATTGGGGTAATATCGCCAAGAAACCCGCGCGTCTAAAGAACGCGCGGGTTTCTTGGCGTAAGAATTATAAAAAGATAAGTGTCTACCATGTGTCGCACTTTCCAGAACATCCGGGGTTCTTGGTGTAAGAGTTATAAATAACATACCAAGCATTTTAACAGGTGTAGGCTAGCATGACCTCAGAAATAGATCCAAGTAATATAAACCCAAATTTTCCAACCGCTGACCAAAATAATAACTCACAAGGGTTTCGCGATAACTTTTCGGCTATACAAACTGCACTGGGAATAGCGACTTCAGAAATAAGCAGCTTACAGTCTACACTCATTGGGGCTACCGGCGTAGTCATGACCGCAAGCCCTGTACAAATTACTGGACCTGTTACTACATTGGTAACACAATTTACAAATAGTAATGCAAATTATGTACTGACTTTTCCAGGCACATCCGCTGTTCAGATACCGGCTGGCAATACCGCTCAACGCCCATCAATCAATCTAGGTCCAGCAGGGTATGGACAAATAAGATTTAATAGAGACACAAACTCTCTCGAAATATACGGCATAGGCGGATGGCAAAACATTAACCAAGGTCCTACTGGCGCACAAGGATTAACAGGTCCCACAGGTCCTCTTGGTGGACCAACCGGTCCACAAGGCATAAGAGGCATTCAGGGTCCCGTGGGACCTATGGGTATGCCAGGGATACCCGGACCCACTGGGTCTACTGGCGCTACCGGCGTCACTGGTCCTACGGGATATATTGGACCTACCGGAATACCAGGAACGGCGACAAATACGGGTGCCACCGGTAACGCTGGCGCAGTTGGTCCTACTGGAAGTACCGGACCAACTGGAATACCAGGTTCAGCGTCGAATACTGGCGCTACTGGAAACACTGGCGCACTTGGTCCACGGGGAACACAAGGTCTGAGCGGGTTAAGTGGTTATTCAGGCGTGAGCGGGTTAAGTGGTTATTCAGGTGTGAGCGGGTATCGCGGTTTTAGTGGGTTTAGTGGTTATAGTGGACTGAGCGGATATAGTAGTTATAGTGGTTATAGTGGACTGAGCGGATATAGTGGTTATAGTGGACTGAGCGGATATAGTGGTTATAGTGGACTGAGCGGGTATAGCGGGTATTCAGGAACACCGAATCCAAATGCATCCAGTGTTAATATCTCATCAATATCTAGTAATACCGGGTTTTATCCAACATTTGTATCAACAACATCGGGAAATCTAAGTTTACATGTAACCACAGGAATATATGTAAACCCATACACCGGCAATTTAAGTGTTGCCGGAAACCTGTCGGTCGGTGGCAATTTAACCGTATCTGGCAATTTAGTTGTCGAAAATACATATATCAACAATCTATTCATTACAACCAATGATACCGTAATGATTACAAACAATAGTGTATCGACATCAAGTACAAACGGGGCATTACAAGTAGCAGGAGGAATTGGTGCACAAGGCAATGTTTTTGCAGGGTCTTTTCAACCAGTATCATCAACTATCCCCGGTAATGGGGTGTATCTTCCTGCCGCCAATACACTGGGATTGACTACTAATAACATACAACATGTAATTATTGACAATTTTGGCAACGTTGGTGTTGGTACGTCGACCGTTAATTCTGGTAATGTCATGTCTATATACGGAGGTAACCTATTTGTACAAGGTTCTATAAATGCAACGGGCGAAATCACAGCATATTATTCTGATATACGCCTCAAGACGAATGTTACTCCTATCACCAATGCAATTAAACTGGTATCTAGCATAAATGGAGTGTATTTTAATCCGAACAGTCTGGCTGCAGAACTAATCGGAGAAGACATTACGGTAACACATGTTGGGCTATTGGCACAAGAAGTCGAAGCTATTATGCCAGAAGTCGTAAGACCTGCTCCGTTTGATATTGGCGTAAATGGCGAAAGTAAAACTGGCGAAAAATACATCACATTACAATATGACCGGTTGATACCGTTACTAGTTCAGGCTATTAAGGAGCAACAATCTACATTGAACCAGCAGGCTGATAGAATTTCACGGTTAGAAAACCTAATGAATAGTAAGGTCTAATATATGGAAACAAATTAGGGTGCTGAAATTGATATTGTCACTCTAATTTGAGTAAAATATTATAAACTGTGTAATATCAGGCGCATATGAAATATAGCATAATAATTCCAACTTATAATCACTGTGATGATTTATTAAAACCATGTATTGAATCTATTTTTAAATATACCGACATGCAAGATATTGAACTGATAATATCTGCAAACGGGTGTACCGATAATACCAGATGGTATTTGGATAATCTGACATATCAATTTAATAGTTTAGGCTTTGCAAAAAATTTAAAAATTCTATGGTGTGATAAACCGCTGGGGTATGCTGGCGCTAATAATGTAGCCATTAAAGAAGCAACCGCTGACAAAATAATATTGCTAAACAATGATGTAGTGTTGCTAGAACAATATAAAAATCAATGGATTAATATGTTAAATGCAGAATTTGTCAATAATCCCAAATGTGGTATATCGTGTTTGATTAAAGATTATTCGCCATTTGCCAATGCAGAATTTGCAATATTTTTTTGTGTCATGATATCTAGATCTACATTTGAAGCAGTTGGGTTACTTAACGAAATTTATGACACAGGTGCAGGGGAGGACACAGAATTCTGTATAGAAGCACGAAACGCAGGGTTTGATATATGTCAGGTTGGTGAAAAATACATAGGTGACGACCCAACATGTTGGATAGGACCAGTGCCAATCTGGCACAAAGGCGAGGGTACTATGCATGACCGAACATTGGTTCCAGAGTGGGACAAAATTTTCTATAACAATACACTCACACTTGCTAAAAAATATAATCCATCGATGTATAGTCATATGGTAGAATCACATGATCCAGAATAAAATAATGTGTTCAATATCAACAAAGGGTAGGTATTTTACCACATTGCCGCTGGCTATTTCAGCGGTTATTAGCCAAACCAAAAAAATTGATAAATTAATAATTTTCGATGACAATGATAATCCACAAGATATGCGAAAAGAAAATGTGTATAGTCACCTATTTCAAATAATGGATATAAAAGGAATAGAATGGGAGTGGTTGTTTGCAAATAAAAAAGGACAGCATCATAACCATCAGATGGCAAATATACAAGGGTTTCCATGGGTATGGCGGATAGACGATGACACTATCCCTGACCCGTGTGTTCTTGAAATACTATCGTCTTATATATCCAATGAAATTGGGGCTATCGGGGGGGCTGTGTTAACACCACCAGTGCAGTTTGAAAATTCAAATCCAACTGGACTAATAGACAACATATACCATGAACCAAACATCCAATGGGCTAATATAAAAACAGTTCAAGACGTCGACCATTTACATTGTACGTTTTTATATAGGGCGGGGATTACTGATTATAATCTTGGACTTAGTAAGGTGGCACATCGAGAAGAAACGCTGTTTACATATGGACTAAAACAAAAAGGGTATCGGGTTATAGTTGTACCAGATGCAATAACCTGGCATCTTAAAAGCCCAACCGGAGGAATACGAAGCGATGATGTTAAAGGGCTATTCGAGCACGATGAGAAAATATTTCAAAATACAGTAAATCTCAAGGATCGAACGATAGTGGTTCTAAACAACGGCATGGGTGATCATGTTGTATTCAAGCATGTGTTACCCGATCTTAAAAATCCACTGGTATTCAGTTGTTATCCAGATATATTACCAGGACGAAGTATACACGAAGCCAAAGAACTTTTTGGAGATATAGAACAATACAATATATATCGAAAAATGGACGAGTGGCAATGGACCGATAGCCTCGAAAATGCTTATAGGAAGTTATACACAAATGATAATAATTAGTCCTTACGCCAAAACGTATGTTAATGGTCAA